TCATATAGTAATATCATCCCACTCACTACCACGGCTATCTTGATACTTAGCGGTCATCTGTGCTGATTTGTGGCCTAATAAATGTTGGGCGAACTCGCCACCTTTGGCGTCAGTATACAGTCTTGCGGATAAACTTCTTATCTCATGAAAAGATGGCGGTGTTCCTTTCCATTGAAGTCCAGACTTCAGGCGCGCATTCATAAACCCCTCTGTCATAGTCCTCTCAGCTACAAATCCCCCTCTATTTGTTGAAAGTACAAAATCTGTATTACCAAACAGCGATTTGCATTTATCGATCACTGATCGCAAATCGATACCGTTGATGCTTATTGATAAAGGTATTGATAATTTTGCTTGTGTCTTCCTCTGTATTATCCATAATTTATCATCGTGAATATCTTCCCATTTCAGTTTGCATATATCACCAAGTCGCTGCCCGGTTATAAGTGCTAAGTCCATACTTAGCCCAGCCCACGGAGGTAGCTCATTGGCTGAATATCTGATTATTTTATAGTTTTCTAATGTCAGTCTGGATCGCATGACTTCAACCTTTGGGGTTCTTGTTGCTTCGACCGGGTTAGCATTAATATGACCTTCGGAGATTGCCTCTCGAAATAGGTCAAGCAATGCACCCCGCATTAATTTTGCACTGGCAGACTTGCCTTGATTTACTTGAGTGTTAATAAATCCAGCAATATCTTTTGTTGTTATGCTGGCTAAACTGGAATTATTGAATGATGTTCTAAAAATACCTATCCAGCTTTTATAATTTACAAGTGTGCTTTTCTTTAATCCCCTGGTATTAACAATTTCATAATAGCGATCTAGCCATTCATGAAATGTCATTGTGTTTTCAGCGTTTATTCGATCAACTAGTTTTATTATGTCCGGGTATATTAATTGCATATTTGCTTCTACGGCTTGATTGATAGCCTCGCGTTTATCAATGCCAACCCCGTACTCCTTACCCGTCCTTGGGTCTCGGTAGCAGTAATAGCCGTTATTTCTTACGTATAAGTTTGGCGGTAGCCCGCGATTGGCGTGATTGCGTGGTCGGCCCATTAACTCTCTCCATGAGGCTTACTATGTTTATTTTCTGGGAGTTGCGGGGATCATGCTTTACGGCCGCAGAATCTATCAGGTACTCATATCCGTCAAACTCCGGTGCAGGGTAAAGCATGCCAGCGCGCGCCCAGCGCCTCACTGTTTCCATGCATCGTTTTCGTGGCTGTTGCTCATTCCATTCTTTGAGACTGATTTTCAATGAGTTGGGTTGAGCCTTATGGAGGGCGGCTATTTTTTTTTGCGTCGTGTTGTTTCTCATGGTCTTGCCTCTGTATTATTCGTGCGATTGCTCTGTCGGTCTCAGAACATGCCCACTGTATATCTTGGTCGGTGAGTTGCTGTTTGCGTGCGCTGGCTGATAACTTGCCAATCTTAATATCGAAGTCGGTCAATAGGCGTTTGCCCGGCTGCCATGGCTGCATGGTGGTTTTCCCTAGTGTTGGTTTACCACCATGCTAGCGGGGCCGTCTCATTATTTCTGATTAAGCAAAATCAACTTTTCAGTAACTTCCTGTGGTGGGGTGCCGCTAATACGAACATCTACCGGAAAATCGTAGTTAACATCACAGCGGCGATCAGTGTGGATAGTTCCTGTTCGCCCGTCTGGAAGTGTTATATACGCCAGCTCGTGCCGCTTTTGTGTCTTTCTTAGCATTGGTCTTGCCTCAATAATGCCCCGTTGGTCCGGGGCTGAATAAATTAACGAACCTGCAAAGATCTTGGTCCAATTTCAATGCGCGCACCTGGTATTGGGTTTTTAAACACCTCGCTGATCTCTTTACCTTCCTCAAGTGCTTTAGCCTCAGCCTCTTCCATGGCCTTTTTAATGGCGCTCTTGATTTCATCAGCTTTAGGGGTATAGATAATTTGGCTGGCGACATCGACATAATCATCAGGTAGTGATTCCACATTTTCGACCACTAACTTCTCCCGCCCTTTAACAGCCGTAAACGTGTTTTGCGTCGTTTTTAACCCCTTCATTTCAGCCATGACAAGGCACTGAAGCATATAGTCGCGTAATTGCCCGGCGCTTGTTTGATAGCTTTTTTTGCGCCCGGCTAGGCGCTTTGATTCTTTGTCGCAAATTTCAGCCTGCCCCTCGATATGACGAACAGCGGCCATAGCCGAATCCAGCTTATCCCCCAACGAACCCTCGATCGCTTCCAATGTATCTGCGATCATTTCGGGGGTTAAGTCGTCAGATGTTTCCACAAATTCAAGAAACTTTTTACGGTCGAAAGCTAAATCTATAGTGCGTACATTCATGATGTTTTCTCCGCAGTATTTTCAAATTTGATCAGGCATTCAGCTTTAATTTCATTCAGCCGGCGCAAGCGGCCAGTCAAATATTTCTCATATTCTTTATCACCAATAGCCTTGGCATTTTTAATGTGAGCATCCATCACGCGAGTTAACGTTGAGCAAATTTTATTGACTTCATTTACTGTCACAGCGGAGCGCATTGTTTCGGTATTGGCTTTAAATTTATCATCCAGCTCTTCGCGTAAACGGACTGAATCCTCTGCTTTATTGCTAGCGTTTATAATGCTGAACTCGAGGCTGTTATCAGCGTTATATTCAGCATCATCAAACATACCCATGAATACATCAGCACTGAAACCAAGCTGTGCTAATGCCTTGGTAGTGGCATCGGTCAGGCTTTTCTTGCTGATCTCATCATCACAAGTAAACCCATATGTGCTTTGATAAATATGTTTTGTATGGCCGAATGCTGTGAACCTTCCCCGCATTTCCCCGAGGCGGTACCACAATTCAATTCGCATGGTGTGGTTCGATGTACGGAGGATCATTCCGTCACCGTCACGCATTGGTTTACGTCCAATTTCGCGGTTATTACTGTCGAGGATTGCTTCCATAAATGGGATGCCGGGTACAAAATCTTCGCTGATAATATCCACTCCCCAACCACTGCCGAAAGGCCCAAAAATTTCGGTTGCTCTCATCGCTTGATAAGTTGGGTTGATGCTGGTCACAGAGCGAATGATTTTGCCGTTCTTTTCTGTATCTTTGCGCTTTGTTCTCGCCGGGTCAGTGCGTTGTACTAATTTCCAAATACATAAATTATCTTGAGAGGCTTTTGATAGTTTCGAAATGTCATTATCAATTTGGGATGCTCGTTGTTGGAACGTATCTGTATTGACCTCAACTGTTGCCTGCGTTATTTCGGCGGCTATTTCTGATTGTGCTGGTTTCTCATCAGTTGAGGCGTAAACGCTGTAGCCCAACTGATCCAATGTCTCTTTAGCCTGCTGAGCGACATTATCAGTGATAGGTTCCTGTGCAGGATTTTCCTGTTCTGTTGCAATGATTGGCGGTTTTGTTTCAGTTTCTAGCTCAGAATTGGCAACCAGAGCCAGTTTGGTTTCACTGTTTGCCGCTGGTTGTGGTTCACCACCGACTAGACCGTCAATTGAGAACTTACCGTCACCCAAATTTTTAACTGCAGGTTGCGGCCCCTTGACAGCGAGACACTGTGAGATAAATTCTTTTCTAGCTGCGGCGTCCGTCAGGAAGATAGGTTTCTCTTTGCCCGCACGGACAACTTCAAAGATAGTTTCGCGTGGAATAGATAACGCATTATTGCGAACGCGAAATTCTGTGGACCATTTGCGCCATGCTTCGTCGTTACCATCCATAAGCTCTTTTGCTTGCTTCATTTCTGCTGAGTGTATTTCCCAGCAGTTAAAATCAGCAGGCACCAATGCGAGAGCAACTTCGAGATCAAGCGTTTTATATGTGTGCTCAAAGCTACGTTTAATTGACGAATTAAGATCAGGTGTATTTATATGAGTAACTTTTTTTGTCCCGGTTAACTCGTCACGATTGCTGGGTTCATTAACCCATTTTTCAGCAAAGTTACGCACATCCCTGAACCCAGGTATTTTGGGGAATTTCTTATTTATGGCATCAATAAGTTTTTTAATTGACTGCGGATACATCGCACCAATTGCAGGAATACAGGTGAGTGCCATGTATATCGAACTTATTTCTGGTTCAGCGTCGTCGTCATTAATTAAGTCATACACAAGTGATAGCTCATGTGAATCAATGTCACGCGCACCGTACAATATTACGCTCCCAACTTTGGCTCCAATACCCAATTTGTTGAAGTCTACCGGAGTCGTAGCATTGTCCTCTCTTACCCCCTCGTTAGGCAGCGGGGCCGCATTAGGCGTCCATACTTTGCCATCAAAAGTATTATCCTGTGCGAACTGCTCATCGAATTGGCCGATGCGGCCACGCGGTTGGCCGACAGCATCCTCACAGATTTTCGGATCAGTAAAGTTATCACCGGCGGCGGGGTAGGCTTCCCACAATTTACCAATGGCCAGTGCAGATGCCATTTTCTTATTTATGGCCTCCAGCGCGATAACCAGTGGTATAGCCCCATTTTTGAGAGCCGCTTTTTTCGGCTCGAATAAACAAATAAATACAGTCATGTTGGTCTTGCCTCTTTGGTTTTCAAACGGTTTTTGGTCTTGATATATGGCTAATTAAAAAGGAATTTCGGTACAGTCAGATACGTTCGCTGGAGTGGTGTGCTCGATGCAGAGCAACGCCTGAATCTGATCATCAATAAGGGATAGTCTCCGATGCGACTCCGCCGCGATTTGTTCTTTCTGACTACGGAGTGAATCAACCTTTTTACTGATAATTTCAAAAGGGTCAGGCTCGTTAAACGTAATCGTAATTTCGCGAGTTTCGAGTAACACGCACTTTTCTGAGTAATGTGACATGTCACACGCATGGACAATAAAGCGGTCATCTTTCGTTCTTGAATATGGATTGGTGTGTATGTAGAGCGTGGCAGTTAACTGTAGTGCTGTCATAGCAACTCCTGATATACTGGTTTTAAGGTCGATGGCGTAAGCCGTTGGTCTTGCCTCTGTTAACGGGTTGGTCCCCGTTAGCTTCCCGGTTAACTTTGGTCGGTGACCCGGGGTAAAGAAGCCCACTTCGGTGGGTTTTTTTACATCTGTAATTTGGTGCCCATTACGCCGGGCCAGCGGGTCAGTTTTTGGTCTTGCCTCGCCACATTTTCTCGCTGTGGCTACGTTATAGGTTTGGGCTGCTGCGCCGTGGTAATCATGCCGAGCCTTGGCGCGGGGTTCTCCTCCAGTGCAACAGCCCAAATTCTGTTATTACCGTACTTTGACTACTTGATAATCCCGCCCAGTATTACGTGCGTAATCATCAGCTTCTTTGCGCGTTGGGTAAGTATTTCCGTTAGCCCAATGTCCAAAGTAGCGATATTGGATCTGGAATTTATCCGCTTGCTTTTTGGTTGCCTTCATAACATATCCCCGTGCCGTCTTCCCGGCTGCCAGAACGTACTAACCTAAACTTGCGAATCATCCGGTGTTTCGTATGCCACCGGCAGCTACTTCGTGGGCGTCCTGCCTGTTCGCATCGGCTGCTGTGCCGTGTTGATGAGGATAAATTACAAGTATTAATTGAATATATCAAGCGGTATTTGTAATTATATTTTGTATTAAATGACAAGATAAACTTGTAAATGCCGATTGTATTTATAGGTTCTGGAGGTTATTTGAGTAAAAAAAAGCCGATATTATATCGGCTTAGTACTTAGAAATGCGGGGAGTGTTAGGGTTAACCATGTCTCTTGTAAGCGCGAGATTGGCTTAATAGGACTTTACCAGTAACGAAGAATTGGTCTTGGTCACTTTCGTTGATAAACCATTCTCGATATTTTGCATTATCAGAAATAACGAGTAACTGATCTTTGAGCATTTGCAGTCTTTTAACATGAAGAGTCTGCCCATATACAAAGACATATATACCATCACCATCAAAGTAATTTATATGTGTATCAATAAAAATCTGATCACCAACTTCAATGGTTCCCTGCATGCTGTCGCCGTTGACTGTAATCATCTTTATTATTGAGCTCGGTCGTCCGCCAAAAAGATTTCTAGCCTCTTCACTCGTATACTCGATAGAGCGGATGGTTTCTACAAACTCTCCCTTAGTGATAATTCCAGGACCAGCACTAGCTTCAATATCAAGAAACTCAACTCGGTAAGTCTGACTGTGATTTGATGGTGGCCCCTTTATCTCGTGAGTAGCTGTTGAACCAGATTCTGTCCCGCTAGGGTCCTTCATTAAAAACCAGTGTTCAGGATATCCAGAAACAGCCGAAAGCGCCGCTAGGCTTTTGCCACGCGGTGATGTTTTCCCACTGACCCAGAACTGAACCGACTGAGGAGTAACGCTAAGTCGGCGAGCTAAGTCGGATTGATTCCAACCTTTTTCCGCCAGTAACTGGGATATACGTGTTGCTGAAGTCATATTTTTACTTTTTTCCATACAGAAGATACTACAAGTATTCCTTGTAGCTTTCATTTCAAGAAAAACTTGATTAATATGATTTGAAATTGTAAGATTTGCTTGTAAACAACAAGGAGGAATCATGACACCTGAAACTAAGCAAAAAATTACCAATATCGCCAATCAATCAGAAATTGCACGTCGTGTTGAGGAAAAACCTCAAACGGTAAATCTCTGGTTTAAAAACGGTGTACCCCCAAAAAAAGTTTTTAAACTCTGTGCATGTCTTGGCTGGAAAGTTACACCGCATGAGATTGCTCCGGATATTTATCCGAATCCAAATGATGGATTGCCGGGTGAGACAGAAGCTTAACCAAACCCCACACACAAATCTGATTATCGATAATCAATTTTCGGCGACAGGAGACGCAACGTGGAACAACAAATCAAAGCCCTTAAAGCCGAAGTTCAGGCGTGGGCGTCAGAGCGGGGGCAGGAGCATGTAGCTATCGAGATCAGCAGAATGTTTTTCTTGCTCAATATCAACACAGGTTCAGTTCGTCTCACTCCCATTGAAAACGGGCAGGGCGGCGCTGATTGGAAATCTATCAACAACAACCGGCAGCAGTTATTTCGCTGGCTGCGCGGGGATTCAAAAGCATCAATGCGAAAGGTCTTGGAATTATCACCGGTACTTAAAGCTGCACTCCCGGCAGAGCGGCGGGCCAGAGTGAATGGCGAGACCGTTAATTATTTGGTTTCGATTGCCAGCAGAGAGTTTGCCGCAGCAATTAGCGCGGTTCTATTAGATGGCTGTGACATGTCACAAAGAATATCAGGCGCTGTTGCGGCACTTCACGCAATCAGACCACAACACCACCGGCTGACCACCGTCTAAAACAGAGGCAAGACCAATGCTTACATCTATCGACAAAATTACCTGGTGCAATGGGTTCAGGCTAAACGGCCAACCAGCAAGCATGGCTGACGTAGCGCCAATTTTTGCAGGGCGTCAGGTAGCCGCATATAGCGTGTGGGAACAGTACGAGCAGAAGAAAGAAGACCTGCGCCTGATGAACCTATCAGCTGACGATTATCAGTCTGCCTGTCGGCAAATAGCCGAAGCGCTGGGGATCTGACTATGAGTATGAATCTAATGGCTAAGGCCATGAGCATCAAAGTTGGCAACCCATTACGTAAATTGGTGCTGATAAAATTAGCTGATAATGCGAACGATCAGGGCGAGTGCTGGCCATCGGTTCCCTACATTGCTGAACAGTGTGAAATATCCGAACGCTCAGTACAGAATCATATCCAAAAACTGGTAAAAAATGGGTTGGTTAGGATTGAAGAGCGTAAATCTGAAAATGGCTTAAATCGCTCAAATGTTTATCACCTGCGCTTAAATTCCGCTGGTGCAAATGCTGCACCCTATGGTGAATCTCCTGCACCCTCTGGTGCAAATGGTGCACCGGTTAGTGGTGCAAATGCTGCACCCAGAACCAGTCACTCTTTTGAACCAGTCATAGATCCAAATATACCCCTTACCCCTCAAGGGGTAACCGAAAATATTCTCGCTGACGCTGAAAGGGCTTTGGCGTATTACAACGAACTCACCCACACCCGATGTGAAGACCCTGGGCCATTTGAGACCTTGCTGACGTCAACCAAGTCACGGAAAGCCTACGCGCTGGCTGATTTGCAGTTGGTGACCCACTGGGTGGTCAGCACATGGAAACCCCGCAACGGCAAGTATGCCAAACCTGCGAGTATCTGCCGTGTGAATCGGTTTGATGGTTATCTGGCCGATGCCCGTGCATGGTCTGAATCCGCAGGGCGGATTGATTGCGATGCGGTCGTTGCTGCGTACAACCGTGTGTTCAGCGATGTTTTGCCACTGGCTGAAATCGATCAAGACCGTAAGCACGCTATCCGCGAATTACTCCAATACCTCAAAACCAAAGACCTTGAAGCGTTTCAGGGCTATTTCGAGGCGTTTCGCGAACAGGCTCCGGTGTTTTATTTCGGTGGTGATGATGGTACGCACTGGCGCGCCAATTTTGATTATTTGATGAAGCCGGATGTGTTGAGAAAAACCCGCGATGGTGCGCTATGAAACCTCAAGAGTTAGAAGCCGCAATTCTATCCGGCCTGCTGTACGGCGGCTCTACGCCAGATGCGCTGGAAGTGATTGCCACACTGCCAGAAGAAGCATTCAGCATCAGGATTTATCGTTCTGCCTACGCGGAAATTAGAAAACAGGCACTGACCAAGGGATTGATCGATGTCCTGTTCGTCAGTGAGGCGTTGGGCGGTAGTAGCCTGGCGACGTTATCTGAAATTGTCCGTATGCCGGGCAACGTGGCGAACCTGAAAGGATATGCAGCACACGCTCGTAAGACCTGGTACAGCCGAACCATGACCGGGCTATTTCAGACTGCGGCTGATGGTATCCGGGGAGCGAACAATCAGGAACAGCGAGATCAGGTGATACAGGGAGCGGTAACACAGCTAATTGATATGACGGCAGATAGCGGCGGCATCATTCCTGTACATCTGAACGACTTGTTGCCTGGCTACATGGATATGCTGGATAAACGCATGAATGGTGAAATTGAGTCAATGAACTTGCATACAGGCATTGACGAGCTGGATGCAATAACCGGCGGCTTTAACCCTCAGGATTTGGTTGTCATCGCCGGGCGTCCGGGAATGGGTAAGACTGAGTTTGCATTAAAGATTGTTGAGGGTGCCACACAGAACGGCGGCGGGGCGCTGATATTCAGTATGGAAATGGCTTCCCTACAGATGGTGGAGCGTTCCGTTGCCGGGGCCGGTAACTTGCCAGTGTCAAAATTGCGCGACCCTAAAACCTTATGTGATGAGGACTGGGCGCGTATCAACTCCGCGCTACAGGCATTGAATGGCCGTGATATTTGGATTGTTGATGCCAGCGAACTGACCATCGATCAGATACGGGCTATCGCTGAAACGCATAAGCGCCGGTACCCCAAATTAAGAATGGTGATGGTTGATTATCTTGGCCTGATTACCAAGCCTAAGGCGGAGCGTAATGACCTGTCGATCGGCATCATTTCACGTGGGTTAAAAACACTGGCTGGTCGGATAAACACCCCGATTTTTGCCCTTAGTCAGTTATCGCGAAAAGTGGATGAACGGCCAGCGGGTAGCCGTAGGCCAATCAGTTCCGATCTCAGGGACTCCGGTTCAATCGAGCAGGACGCCGACAGCATCATCATGCTGTATCGAGAGGCGGTTTATAACGCCGATAGCCCTGCTGCAAGATTTGCCGAGGCTATCGTAACTAAAAACAGATTTGGCGAGGCTGGTACCGTTTATCAGGAATTTAAAAACGGCCACTTTCTACCGGTGGATCAACTGGTGGCAAAAGAAGCCAGCCGAATGGCAAAAGAGGCATCAAGGCCACCGGCCAAAGAAAAGAGCTATTCAACATCTAAATTTTAATCGCGCCTGACCAGCGCTTAAGTAACCCCAAAAAGAGGCAAGACCATGAAGAAACGTGAACTAACCATCCGTGAATTAGCAGGCTTAATGTTAAACAAAAGTATGAATTACGGGCAGATAGCTACAGCGATCAGCCTTAATTATCCAGATTGTGAAATGCCTATTGAGATCCTGCGAATTCGCGTTCGGAGCATGGTTATGTCACCTCATGTTAATATACCCCGCCGTAATGGGCGCAAGACGACATACACGCTCAATAATATTACTGAGGAATTTATAAGGCTCTCTGAATCAAGAAATAAGCGTTGTTGTAAGCGAGAACCCAAGCGTACATCAACCAGACTCCCTTTTGATGAAAAGGAAAGGGTGTATTGCTTACGGATATCAATAATAGATCAATTGTTGCGTAACGTACGCTTGGCACATTAACCATGACCGGGCAATCGGATTATCTCCCGCCCGGACTCCCGTACAACATTTGCCTCTGGCCTCAGGAATACCAGGAAAAGCTAAATCTTGATTTGAGGGCCAGCGGCTTAATCAAAAACCTGTACGAGCGCAGAACCAGCCGCGCCCACGTACTGGAAGCGATTGAACGGGTGCCGGTGCATTACCGGGAGTTTTTTAAAGAGCGCTTAAATTACTGGCGCGACCGCAGAGACCACAGAGGCGAGACCAAATGAATATATCAACCGATGGCATGATCGCTGCAATTCGTTCAGCGGCCGAGAGAGTAGAACCGCGTGAAAGGGAGGTGCTTAACAGCATCGCTGATCGCATAGCGGAGCTGGTGGCCTCAGCTAATAAGAACCGGCGCACAGCGAAGCATTATGAGCGGGAGTGTTTGGAGTGGCAGAGGAAATATAATGCAGCAGCCAAGCTAGCGGACGGTGATAATGGCTAAGTCAGCGACAGAACGTAAGCAGGCACAACGGATGCGGCAAGCTGCCGATGGTATCGTTAAGTTTGAGCTAAAACTCGATAGCCAAGAGGTCGATATGCTGCGCCAGAATTGCGCCCTGCGTCGGCCACAGCGTGATCCGTATGACATGGACGAGTATATAACCATGCTGATCCGGAAAGATAACGCAGAGTTACAGGCGCAGCTAAGAGATCAAGCGGGGCGCAAGTGCGGCAAGTGCGGTGACGCTCTGCCGGGTGATAGTCAGGGCTGTCCATTTATCGGTGAAAGTGAATGCTGGCAAACTCTTGGCTGGCATGAGACGAAATTAAAGATATAGTAACGTGACATGTTATGCAGTGATAAACAATGGAGATAAAGAATGAAGTTTGCGGATAATAAGGATATGAAAAAAAAGATTATTGAAGATTTTGAGCGTCTTCAAAAACAGATATATGTGGATGGAGATTACATCACATTGAATGTTGACTATCCATATCACATACCTTTGTCTTCATGTTCGACACATGAGGCAATATTAAACCATGTCATTCAATTATCCGAAAAAAACTGGATGGACTTAAAATTGATAAATTATTTTATAAAAATTGCCACACGTTCAAATAAAATTAATTTATAATTAATGTCTGATGAGTCTAAATAGCTGATATAATTATTGTCGCCAGCCTGAACAGTTGGCAACCTAAATATCGTGCTGCTGTGCCATACATCCGGGGGCGGAAATGGCACAGTATAGTTTTACTAAATCAACAGGTGGGATCTTAGTACCGGCCACGCCGGATGCTGAGGATTTCGTTAAAAATACCAAGCTGGGGACTATTGTCACTGGCGAATTTAAACGTGTGCGTAATGCACCGTTTCACCGTAAATTCTTCTCGTTGCTCAATCTTGGCTTTGAATATTGGGAGCCAAAGGGCGGGGCGATATCACCATTCGAACTTAAATTCCTGCGTGGCTATGTAAGCCAACTTATTTCCTATGTGGGGAATGAGGGCGTACTTCATGAAATAGCTGACGATTATCTGGCGCTGGTGGCCGGTAAGCGTGCGGCGAATCTATCTACCGCAAAATCATTCCATGCTTTTCGCCGCTGGGTGACTGTCGAATCTGGCCATTATGACCTGTTCGAATTACCGGACGGCTCAACGCTGCGTGAACCTCGCTCTATTTCATTCGCGAAAATGGACGAGCTGGAGTTCAACGATTTATACAAATCAACACTGAATGTGCTCTGGACTTTTATTCTCAGTAAATCATTTAGTCATCCATCCGAGGCGGAGAACGCCGCCAGTCAATTAATGAGCTACGCGGCTTAGGGGTAATCATGGCTAATTTACGCAAAGAGGCAAGGGGCCGTGAGTGCCAGATCCGTATTCCGGGTGTATGCAATGGCAACCCTGAAACGGTGGTACTCACTCATTATCGACTGGCAGGAACCTGCGGTACCGGAATTAAACCCTCTGACGAACAGGCCGCATGGGGATGCTTGGCATGTCATGACGAATGCGACCGGCGCACCCGGTTAATTGATGGTGACACTGCACGTCTATATCACGCCGAGGGTGTTATGCGCACACAGGCGGCATTGAGAAAGGAAGGCAAGATATGAACCAGGTGAAAAACAACTCAATGCAGCGACATCAAAAGCCAATGCCTGATGTTCAATATTTTTTAGAGCTTTGGGGAGCTTGGGCCGCTAGTGATAACAGTCAGGTAGACTGGCAACCTATCGCCGCTGGGTTCAAAAGCCTCTTACCCAACACCAATAAATCGCGGCCTCAGTGTTGTGACGATGACGGCATTATGATTGATGGCTGTGTGGCGCGGCTGAAAAAGTATAAACCGGAAGAGTATGAGCTGGTGATTTTGCACTATGTTTTTGGTGTTTCACTGCGCATGATAGCTAAAAGGCGTAAGTGCTCAGATGGGACAATCAGAAAAGAGATGCAGACGGCTCAGGGGTTTATAGCGGGCTGTATATGCATGTTAGATATAGATCAAACCTATTCAATAAGTTAAAGTTCGTTATAACAATAATACAGTTATTCATCGCATCGGTATCGATGTTTTAGCTAGTTTTGTATATAATACTCAGTCTTAACTTGGAGATTGGTGTGAACATACAAGCAGTTGATATTTTTTGTGGGGCTGGTGGACTGACTTATGGCCTAAACAATTCAGGTATTAATGTTACTCATGGAATTGATTTTGATGAGTATTGTCGTTTTCCTATTGAGGAAAATAACAGCAATACCAAGTTTGTGCATAAATCAGTCACGGAGTTGACTGGGGACGAAGTTGACTCAATGTTTGTCGCAGGTAATATTCGTCTTATTGCTGGTTGTGCACCATGTCAACCTTTTTCCAAGTATAGTAACTTGAAAAATAAGAAAGAGGATGATAAGTGGAAGTTACTATCTGAATTTGAACGGTTGGTTATTTCTATAAAACCTGAACTTGTTACAATGGAGAATGTTCCTCAGCTCAAAAATCAGACTATATTTAAAACATTCGTAAATAACTTAGAGGCTAATGGTTATTTTGTTTGGTATAAAGTAGTTAATTGCTCATTATATGGGCTTCCACAGAATAGAAAACGCTTAATATTACTGGCTTCATTATTAGGGGCGATAGAGATCGAAGAGCCAGATATAGAAAATCTCGTTACTGTACGAGATGCTATTGGACGTCTACCCCCAATACCAGCAGGTTCAATAAATCAGCAAGATCCAATGCATCGTGCACCGGCTTTAAAACCCATAAATTTAAAACGAATCCAAGCATCTAAAGCTGGCGGGACTTGGGATGATTGGCCTGAATATTTATTAGCTGATTGTCACAAAAAACAATCAGGTTCAACCTATAAAAGCGTATACGGTCGCATGAGCTGGGGGGATACAAGCCCAACTATAACGACACAATGCTATGGGTATGGTAATGGTCGCTTTGGTCACCCTGAACAAGATCGCGCTATAACTTTACGCGAGGCTGCTATTATACAATCCTTTCCCAAAGATTATCAGTTTCTAAATCAAAAGGTTCCCTTCTCATTTAGAAAACTTGGGACGATGATTGGTAATGCAGTCCCTGTTAGGATTGGTGAAGTTATAGGTAGTACTTTTATCAAACACGTTGAATCGAAAGGTATCCACTCCTTGTAATATATTCTTCGGTGCATGTGATAATAAGAAGTAGATATTGATTAATATGGTCAATGCGCCGAATCACCTCTTCAATTGAATCATTTCTTCCTTTGTTAGAGAAGCCTGTTGAACCATGTGCAAGTTCATTTCTAATGTCTTTTAATGTATCTAAATCTATACCATTCCTGCACTCAGGTGAATCAGTCAATGTGATTTCATATGCTTTTGATATTTTATTTATAACCTCTTTTGATACATTTCCATTAAATTCTTTCCTCAGATTTAGAGAGGCTTGAACTATTTTATCTGATATTTCCCCTCCAACTTTATTAAAAAGTGCTTTTCCATTTTCATTGTCTTTGATACATCTATCTAATATGTTTATTTGAATCTTTTCTTTTAGATATGAATAGCTTACATTGTTATCAGAAATATGATCATATATTCCTTCTATGCATCCTCGAGCAACATTTTCAACAAGATTGTAGCTCATTAAGTGAAGTGTTGATTTAAGTATATTTATTCTTTTCTCAATTAAATCATGCTCTTGATTTGACTCTTCAGAATGAATCCTCAATCTTTCTTCTTCTAAAGAACTTATAAGGGAAATAATATTAAACATATCATTTTCCCTCTCGTTGTATTCATCTCTTACATTTATTAAGCTCATGAGTTTAGCCCAATAACTTATTTTTAACATAGTTAATGCGATTGTTGAGTTGCGTAGTATTATTGGCACTATCTGCTGTGACAATGCTTTCAAACTCAGGTGAGAATAACCAATCTGCGATAGGTTCGGCTGGGTTTAAGAGCTTTGGATTTTCCTTTAAGGCCGCCGCACTTCCAACTGCAATAGCTTCATAGCGGGCGCGAGGCGTTGTTTTGCTTGTTATCGTTTTTTTAAAGCCTATAGGGAAATGAGTCTCTACGAAGTCAAGCATGTCATTAAACTGATTCAGGTAGTCTTGTACGGTGATATCATCACCTTCTTCGGCTTTCTTATTTAAATACTCATCTAAGAAAGGAGTGACGTATCCTTTATAACTATCAATATCATTTAAATAAGCGAAGAATCTTAATACAAGCTCTCTATGATCTCCGCTGGATCTTTTCTTATCAGATAATGGAGCAAGTTCGTTAAACTTACCATTTATTGAACAAGGAATTAAAACATCTTTATAGAAACGTGACGTTGCAGCATCTGAACCATGTCTTACTTCCATTGACTCAAGTCTTTTGACTCCAGAGTTGATCCGCTCAAAGAGATCCCTTCTGTGTTCTTCTTTAACATCACCCTTTAATTCAACTAAACGAAGAGACTCTCTTAATAAGCGACGTTGCCTTCCCGCAGATAGATCTGAAAATTTAAAACCCTCTAATATTTTTAATTCCTTAAGATCTTCCAGTTCAAATTGATCTCTCCAAAAATTATATAAAGCTCTAATTCTTTGGGAACCATCAACTATTTCTACGCGACCATCTTTTTCAGGATCTTCATTTATAACATCGGCTATATATAAGTAAGGTATAGGGAATTCTAGGAAGATACTTTCAATAAATCGAGAGGCTATCTTTATTGGCCATTTATAGTCACGTTGATAATCAGGAACAAAAAGTTCATTTTTATCTGTCTCTATATTTTCAGCATACTTTTGAAGAACTGTTTCAATAGACCACTCTCTGACATTATAGGTTATATTTCTTTGAGCTAAACGAATTTCGTTTTCTGCTTGTTGAGTAAACGTAGCTATTTCAGCCGCTTTTCTGGCTTTGTCTGTTGGATCTGTTAGCGCAGCAAGCTGAGCTTTCAATTCACGAATCGCCATGATTTTTAACCTTTAGTTAAATTTTTTCTAGTATATAGAAAAAGTTAACGCGTACGCAAAAATGATTGTAATGTGATAAGGGTGGTTACTTTGTCATGTAGCTTACACAATCCAGAAAACCTCGCTTTTTGCGGGGTTTTGCCATTTTCAAGGTGGTTGAGTAGTCCAACCTTAGCTTTCCAAGCTAATGACGTCGGTTCGATTCTGGCCCATGCCCCAATAAAAAAACCGCCTGACCTTTTGAGTCAAACGGCTATCTTTTTAGCACTCGTTAGAAATGGGCGACCCCGGTATGTATCAGCATATCAGGGCCATTACACCCATGTTTCCGGTCATGAGTATAACCAAGGCCCACCCTGCTAACGTCAGCGGTGGTATCCTAACGGAATACTGTATATATGACCATTAAAAAGTTAAGTTACAAAAACGCATCCCGCGCCGTGGGTAAGCCTGAACCTATAGTTTATGGTGGTGTAACGGTGGGATACGGATGTTCAGATCTACATGTCGCTACAATCCCTGCCTGGTTGGCCCGTCTCGTTATTATCCATTTTCATTACAGCAAACGCATAGTGAACAACTCCTATCTGCACCTGGGGATCTTCTCCGGGCGTGATCTGGTTGGCGTCATGCAGTGGGGCTATGCAATGAACCCTAGCAGCGGCGGTCGAGTGGTTGAAGGAACCAGCAACCGGCAATACATGGAGCTAAACCGCCTGTGGGTGCATGACGACATGCTGAAGAATACCGAGTCGCGGGCAATCAGTTACGCACTCAAAACAATCAAATTGCTTCACCCTGGTGTTGAGTGGGTGCAGACATTTGCTGATGAACGGTGCGGTCGTTTCGGTGTGGTGTATCAGGCTAGCAACTTTGATTATGTGGGTAGCCATCAAAGCACGTTTTATGAATTAGACGGCGAGTGGTATCACAAGATCGCTTTAACGACTAAGTCCAGCAAAGTGGGGGCACGCGGCTTACATCTACAAGCCAATATTCACCGGGCAACAGCGCATAAATTTACGCAGTTCCGCTATATCAAGTTTCTGAATAAACGAGCCCGAAAGCGTCTCAATACTAAATTATTCAAGTCCCTTCCTTATCCAAAGCCGGGAGGGGAAAACACATAAAGCTGCCAAATCTGGTGGCTTTTTTTTATCACAGTACCTGACGTACGCGCAGGGAAAGGATTCCCCGGATGGGGGGTGGATATGAAAATGCACAGGTCACCGGATATTTGGAGTCTGATCATCACGTGGATCGGAGAGCATCGCGGCGAACTCATTAGCGCTGGGTTGGCTGCAATTATGGCAATTTTGCGCGGTATGTACGCGGGCGGGGGGCGGACGCAAGTCATGCTTGATGCTGCTATGTGCTCACTCATTGCCTGGTTTATTGAAGACGTACTAACGATGTTCGGCGTAGAGCCGGGCTGGACATTAATACTTAGCGTATTTATCGGCTACATGGGTACTGACTATATCGGATCTGTACTTAAACGCATGGTTGGCAGCAAGACAGGGGGCAGCAATGAAAATCAATAATTTTCGTTTCAGCCAGCGCAGTGAAAATAATCTAAAAGGTGTTAACGCTGACCTGGTGAAAGTAGTGCGACGGGCATTGGATCTATCGAGCGTTGATTTCGGTGTTATCGAAGGATTACGCACAGTAGAACGGCAGCGCGAACTCTTCAACGCAGTACCAAAAAAAACGCAGACGATGAACAGCCGCCATATTACCGGTCATGCTATTGACCTGCTCCCCACCGGTGCCGATTGGAACGATTATAAATGCTGGTTGCCGGTATTGGATGCCATGCACTGCGCCGGTAAAGAGTTGGGCGTTAAGCTGCGCTTTGGTGTGACTTGGACGGATAACCCGAATGATAAGCCCGCCAAGTTTTTAGACGCGCCGCATATAGAGATATCCACATGAAAATAAAACTTGAGCTATCAACAGCGCATTTCGCAGAAGACTTGAAACCGTCACACGGGCCACAAAAATGGCCGTGGTGGCGCTTATTTTCAATCAGCGTTGTTCGCCAAGATATTCACCGCCCATCAACAGGGCGCAGGATGTGGTTTTATACGCGTTGGGGTGCTGGATACATGGGTATCATTTTAGTCCGGCGTGCATTATGACGACAATCACACGATACGGCCTAATCGGCGCGCTGCTAGTGGCTATCTGTCTCGGCGTTCTGGCATTTCATTATCAGAATAAGGCCACTGGTTTAGAAAAAGACAACACTACGCTGACTGGAGAAAGGGATGTAGCCCAATTCACACTCGGCAACTACACCACGTCAGTTCGTCTATTCAACGATATTGCAAAGGCAAGCGATCATGAGAAAAGGCGCGTTATCAGTGAGAGTGAAATCCGCATTACTGCAATTAAAAAAGATATCAGTGCGGACGAATGCGCTACTCGCTCTGTTCCTGTTGCCGCTGCTGAGCGCTTGCGGAACCACGCAAATAAAATACGTACAGACTCCGCACGT